GCAAGAGATTGTTTTGCTCTAGTTTTAGATTTACCACCGACTGGGATAATAAATTTCATTCTGTAAGATGAATTTGTAACTGCCCAAATAACTCTAGTGTGTTCCATAATTCTCATTAAGTTAAATGAACGAACAAGACGTTCTAAGTAACTTACCCTAGATGCTGTAGTAATAGATGAATAAGAGATATAAATGATCTGTGAATCATATAGGACTCTTTCTTTAATTGGATCGTCTTTAAACTGAGTCCAAACTTTCTTTTTGTCTTCTTTATTATATCCCGGAACTAGTGTAATAGGATCAATTTCTTTAAAACCAATAATCTCACTTTGATCAGGGCTATATATAATCTCAAATGATAAATAACCATCAACTAAGAATTTTCTAAAATAGTACCATGCTGATTGATCTTGTGTAAAACCAAAATATTGGTAAATATTTCTAAATGATTTTTGAAGATATTTAGTAACGTCTTCAGAAACATCCATCCCTATAATTTCAGGATTTGCGAAAAAGTTTTTGTTATCATATACAATAGATTCATCACAAAGAATATCTAAGATGTCTTCTATTTCGTCATACGTTGAAAACGCTCTTAGTTCTTCACGTTTTCCCTCATATGCTTGATCGAAGAACGGAATGTTCTTACGCATATTAGTGTCTGACATTGATAATGCTGCGAATGCGCCATACATATCATCAGAGTCTAATCCCATTTGGTTCATCTGACCAAATCCTATTTTATCCTCTACTGGTCCAATTGCCTGTGATTGTCTAAGTACTAAATCATCATAAAACATTCCAAAAGAAGACAGTTTTTTCAACTGATCTTTTAGTTTAAATGATTTCTTATTGTAACTTAAAGGGCCATTTCTCTCTACGAATCCTGCCATAGTTATTACTTTATTATATTTGTTTATATATTCTGTTTTTATTAGCTAAAAAACATTCTTCTAATTTGGGCTATCGTCGTACCATGTAGCTCTATAAAATCGCATAATGCAATTTCTGGCCATTTAGTGTAACTAACCACTGTTTGTCTTATTTTTCTATTAGGTACATATTGTCTGATTGCAAAATCATATCCATATCTTTTAAGGTAAGCTGACATGCCTTCGTATGTAATTCTTAAAGGAGCCTGTCTTAATGCATTTTCTCCTCGTTTACCTGAGGTTGCATTTTTGATTTGACCTTTCATCCTATCATATAATGTATCTAATAATTCCTCTTTAATTTTATTAGGTAGTAAGTTTAAATTAATACCTAAGTCATTTTCTCCTTTATGCTCTAACGCTAGAACTAGAGGGCTTGCATCAAACCATGGTAAATCTTTTGTGATGGGTTTATAATCAAACACGTATATTTTACCTGGTTCAAACCTTGATCTAGTCTGCTGAGCCTCTGTTAATGACCTAGATTTAGAACTTTCCTTAAACCATTTCTCAGATGCAGATCTAGCCTTTGACTTGCTACCCGCTTCTTTGCTTAATTCCTTTATTCTATTCTTAACGTAACCCATTCTTTAATATAGTATCTTCAGTTAAAACAATAAATTTATAACCTCTTCCTTCGCAAAACTCTAGTGCTGCATTATATTTATCCATATTTTTAACATACTGTTCCGCTAAGAACTTATATGACTGGATAGATTTTTTAGAAGGATTCTTTGGAGGCTGTGGTTTAGTTATCTGTGCTTTTGGTTTAATTTCTACAACATATTCTAATGTATTACCATCGGGTTGTATTTGCTTAAAATAAAAGTCTGGATAATACTTATGTGCCTTATTATCTTGCCTAGACCAATACTTAATTTCTAGGGGCTCACTTGACCAATTCAATACCTTGTCATTATTATCACACCATACGCAGAATTTACGTTCCCATGAGCTCCTATATATTATTGGAGTGGGACCTATGTATTTTTTAGGAAAGGCCGGGATATAATATCCTTGGTTGAATCCAGAATTCTTTGTTGGTTTGACATTCTTTATAGACATTTATAATGTGTATATTCCTGAATGTTCTCCATCACCTCCACCGTTTCCAGTAATTGATATTGTTCCTTTGTATTTTTGAGGGTGTATTTTATTCCATCCTTTAGCATATCCACGTTTTGCAATCTCTGTAAAGTATGCAAAAGCATTTGGATATTTTGGATTGAAGTTTCTCCAGTATTTAAGAAGATCTAACATTGCAAATTGAAGACAGTCATTACGATCATCCTCACTAACATATCTCATTTTATTTATAGTTTTTTCTGCTAACAATATTAACATCTTCTCCGCTGTTTTCGTTAACTTATCTGCATCCTTTGAAAGTACCATCTCGTTATAGAGGTCTTTATTGTTTAGGTAATTCTTTTTTCTAGCCACGCTGTATATGTATATTATTTGTGTTTAATTAAGAGTTATACACCATAAATGCCTTTTGTTTAAAAAACAAAAAAGGAACCGAAGCTCCTTTTTTTAAATAATGTTGTTTGTTAGAATTATGCTTTTAAATCAGCAATCTTAGTTTCCCAAGTAGAAATTTCTTCGTTGATTAAAATATCAGCGGCTTTGATTTCTTCAACAGACTTATCAGCCTCTGCTAATAAACCTCTTTGATCTTTCAAGAATGCGATCATATCTTGATAAGAAACTATCTTTGCTTCGTTCTGTGCAATTTCTAGAGCTTGTCCATCTACTAATTCATTTAAGAAAGTAGCAGCTGATAAACCTGTTTGTTCAGTTACGAAATCTACTGCTGCATTTGCGTTAGTAGCTTCAAAGAATTTTGCAATTCTGTTTGTTGTGTTAAATCTAGAAACATAAACTTTTTCTTCGATTTTAAATAAGTTAACAATATTGTCGTTTCCTTCAAATGTTGCTGCGAAATCTAAAGATACAAAGTTTTCTACCATTGTTGAAATAGATTCGAATAACTCTGCAGTTGCTTTGTTTTCATATCTTACTAATCCTGCAGATAATACATGATCTGTAAAGTTTTCAACAACTACATCTCCAATTGAGAATGTATTTTCAGTTAAGCTATAAGTAAATTTAGAGGCTCCATGGAACCATTTTACTGTTGATGTTGCGAATTCAAACGATTCAAATGCAGCAATTGCATTCTTTAAAGTAGAATCTACGTTTTCAGTTTCAGTAATAGTATTATTGATCATTTCAAAAACTCTACCATTTACGTAAAATTTAAATGATTCTTCTGTTTTTACAAAAGGTGCTAAAATATTAGTCTTCATATTAATTTGTTTTGTTTTTATTAATGTTATATGTGATCATCGATAAAGTCGATAAAATCTTGTGCAGTTTTAATATCTTCTCCTTCGTCAGATCTTGCCTTTTTTTGATCTTCACCAATTACTGATTCTTCTTCAACATCCCATGTAAATACTACGGCATAGTCTTCAGATTCTTGAAAATCCCATACTGTTATTGATTCACCGTCAGAATCCACCTTGTTATATTCCTTGTTTAAAATTTTAAGTTCTTTCTTGAATGAATTTCCTTCGTTTAATGTTGAAGTAAATGCTTCGAATAATTTTACGTGTTTCATAATTTTATATTTGTTTTATTTTCTTTATTTTATTATATATCTTAGAAAAATAATGATTCTTTCTATTTAAATACAAAATGATCCAGGGCTATTTGTTGAATTAAATGGAATAGTATTTCCACCTGCATCTAAAATACCTATCATTTTAACGTATGTTCCATCTAGTGTATAAATACCTTTAGGAATTTTATTGATTCTAAATACATAGTTTGGTTCATATAATTGAATATCACCTGTTGGGTTTGTTAACATTGATTTTGTATTAAAACCTACAAGACCATCTAATGTTCCCGGAGCTTCAATCCTACCTACTGTATTTGAATTATCAAAAGCATGTGGTGTTGTTAAAAGCCTATCATCGAATGTAAAGGAAGATCCGTTTAATAAAGTAACATTAACCATGTGTAAAAGTCCAGAAGGATCAGGATTATCTCCAGCACTTCTGGTAATTGGTAATTGTACTAAACATCCTGTGTGTTTTGGGATATCACTTGCTCCACCTGCATTTGGATTAGTGTCATCTAATGATGTTGATTGAACCGATGTTGCACCGTTAGAATTTACAGTAACTGTTTCTTTTTGCTTGTTATCTGATCCATTTGCTGAAACTGTTTTCGTGTTAATTTCATACATTCTATTTCCAACATGCGTTTCAGTTTCCCATTCAAATGATGGAATAAATGTATTTATTTCTATTGGAAATGTTATCTTATATTTGTCCTTATCATCAAATGTGAAATCAATTGGTTTTTGTACATCGTAATCGTCTGGCATTGAATAATAAGAACTTAATCTATATGTTGCCTCGTCTAAATGACCTACTTCAACGTTAAAATAATTTGATTTATACAAACGCTTGATAAGCATTTCAGTGATCTTGAATGCATCCAATGTAGAACTAACTAATATTTCAACATCTACACTTAGTGTGATAGGAACCATCTCAAACTCTGCCTGATAGCCTTCCATAGCTCCTTCAGCATTCATTTTAGTATATGTTCCCATATTACGCTTATTAACTAGTTTTCCTGAGTCTATTGACATTCCTGTTAAATTAACAACTCCTCTTGGAACTACATCATAGTTTGCGTCTGCAAATGCAATATCTGGATGGCAATCTGCACCTGATGCTGTTTTGAATAAGAAATTATCTCGTAAAAACTGATCATCCCCTGTTATAGCATAATAAAACGGAACATCAATTACCGTTCTAGAATCTGCAGTTGCTTGTCGATGAAAATAAACCTTGTTATTTAAATCAGCCAATAGACCAATAATAACATGTCTTATTACGCTATCATCGTTATTATATTTTAAATTGTATGATGCCATTGTATTTTTGTATATTACTCTATAGTCTCAATATCGAATTTAGAGAAACCGTTCTCTTTATATATTTGTATTTTTTTATCAAATAATTCATGAGGCAGCACTGAGTGATTTATCACAAATGTGTTGATTTTACTTTCCTTAATAACCTGACTTAGTATCTTTAAAATATTATGAACTCCGTCAGCATCAACCGAACTAAGCAACTCATCTAAGAATAACAAGTTTAGCTGTGGAAATCTCAATTTAAGTATTTTAATGATTGCAATGATAATAATGAAATCTGCTTTTTTACGTTCTCCTGTCGAAAGGGTAAGTGGATTAATTTCCTCACCTAAATGATTAATAATACAATTGAATTTTTCATCAAATCTAATATGGAATGAAAGGTGCATGGTCTGTGCCATTGCCGCTATATTCGTATTTAGACCTGGTAGAATAGTTTTAACTGCAAGATTCTTAACTCCATCTTCTCCTAGAATTTCTTCAAGATTTTCTAGGAAGTAATATTCACTATTAACCTTTGATTTATTTTTAGTCTTCTTCGTTTCTTGTGTAGTGAAACCATCTATCAAAGATTGCATGTGTGCAAAGCTATCACCGTTATTTAAAGAATCTTTAATCTTTATTAGTTCTCCCTTAAGATTTCTAATGTTAGTATTAATAGTTGAAACTTTATCTCTAACTGCTCTATCTTTACTTTGTAGTGTTTGTATGTCTTCTTCTATTTGTATTACTCTCGCTGATTCTATATTAATTTGCGAAGGCAATTGCTCTACTTTATTTTTTATTTCTAATTTACGATCTGCATGAAATTCAGTAGAAAGCTCTCCTTCACAAGTTGGACATGCATTACTTTCATATAAACTTAATTTCTTTCTAAGAGAAGTTAATTCATAATTAAGTTTTGATTTATCATCTTGTGCGGATCTTAAATCTACTGAGACATTTCCTAAACTCTTTGAAATTGCAGTTTGAGCGGTTTCTAATTTGTTTCTATTATCTGTGTATTTGATTAATGAATCTTTTAATTCTTGAATTCTTTTCTTGTCCTTCTGGTCAGATTCCGCCATCAATTCATTAAGTTTCATATTAACTGAAGTGATATTCTCATTCAACTGAGTCAATTCTCTTTCATACGAATCTAAATCAACCTTTAGACCTTTACGTTCTTCTTTGATTGATTGTTGCATTTCATTAAGAATAGAGAAACCAAACATCTTATCGATAATTTGCTTCTTATCATTATTAGTCATTGTTAAAAACGATTTGAAATCATTAACTGACAATATAATAATATTCTTAAATACATGATATGGAATTCCGAAGATTTCCTCTTCTAAATATTCTTGAACAGATCTTTTCCCTGCTTTATCGAATTCAATACCATTAAGCTTTACTTCAAATTTACTAGGTGCTAATCCACGTTCTATTGAAACTTCTGTGGTTTTACATTGTAGATTAATCTTTACCCATAATTCTTTATTAATACGGTTAGGCAGATCAGACATTTTAACTCCTTCTACTTTTCCATATAACGCAAAAACTATCGCGTTAGCGATTGTCGTCTTTCCGTGGCCGTTTTTACCAAGTGTTAGGAATAATTCTGAATGGTCTTCTTCAAATTCTAACCGTTGAATTGCATTTCCGTAACTTGCAAAGTTCTTAAATTCTATTGATTGGATTCTCATTGTTCGCTATCGTAATTATAAGCACATAAGTCGTGCAATCTCTTTATTCTATCCTTGATTTGTGCTTTTGTTTCATCATCCTTCTGCATTCCATCAATATACATATTACATAAGTGTAAGATATTGTAGTTCTTATAAAGATCTTCAATTTCCTCCATGTCATACATATCCTTATCTATAAATGTGTCTTGTTCGTATATGTTAGGTTCTATTCTTCTCCCTACATTTTGAATTTGATTAATAAATTTAGATAGTGAAGTCGTAGCTGCTATGTGTGATGGTATAAATAAATCAACGAAGTTATTTCTAATCTCTTCTTTAAATTCACCAAGAGATACATTATATAGACTTGTTAAATACGCTTTGACAAACTTAGGTGATCTATCATTTTCAAAGAAAGTTTCTGACATATCCTTTAAATCAATTAAATCGAATCCTTTTACATTGTTTGCATCAGATCTTGTTAATTGGTAAGGAACTCCAACCATTCTTAGTTTTCCTTTCTTTTGTCTATAGTGTATATGTCCTGACCAAACTCCGTCAAACTGATCATATGAATTTGCCTCGACTCCATGTAGATTTGTAACCTTTGAATTAAGTTTAATTCCACGAACCTCTGAATGACAAAATACCATATTTGCTTGAGGGAAATCTGCAAGAGTTTCAACCTCATGCTCGGTATCTCTTCGCCATGGCATTAACAATACATTCTTCTCTCCCCATTTAAACAACTTAGGTTCTTTATAGATCTGTACATTTGGAATCCATTTAAGTGAATCAATTGAAGTAACATCGTTACTCTTCTTTGCCCATATATCATGGTTACCGCATATAACATGCGTTGGTAGGATTTCACCTAATCTTTCAAATAGATTTACAGCATAATTTAATACTTTTAAATTAATACTCTGTCTATTATCAAAGGCATCTCCAACCTGGACTAATATATCCCCGGGTCTAACTTTTTCTTTTAGGGTTGGTATAAATACGTTTTCATAAAAGTCTTTTTGAATGTCTAACCATTCCATAGAATTCGAACGAACGCCTAAGTGCATATCACCTAAAACCCAGATCCTTTTTACAGGCTTCTTTAAGATTTTACTTTCAATCATATTAAAACAATCTATTGATATTTTTCTTTTTTAGTATATTTGTTCTTGCGTCTAATTCTTCGATTAGCTCTTCTTTGAATTTGTTACCGAGTGATTGGTAGAATCTAGTTGGATTTACATTAAAGTAATCGCACATCTCAGAAAATACGTCAACAAGTGAATGTGCTTGTTTTGTTTCTCCAGATATAAATTCATAAACCTCGTTAATGTCGATTTTATTTAATTTGACGGTTTGTTGAAATTCGTCAATGACATTAAACTTCTTAAATCTAGAATTCATGATTAAATCATGTAGCTCTGTTGCAATTAAATTTGTTTCTAACTTATCTTCTTCAGATCTATTATCTACTGCTCTTGGCGCTAATGCAAATGACATTGACGTATCGAATTCGTAGTCTGTTTCTTCGAATGTATTATCGAATATTTTATCTCTTTTAGTTCTCCCTTGAGAATCTTTCTGTTCTTTTTCTCCTGACATTATAAACTGTGTATATTTGAGTTAGTAGTTTCATCGGTTTCTGTAAGTCTCATGTAGTTGTAATTAATTTCTAACTTACACTTAGTTCCCTTACCTTCACCATCCCTGATTTTCAGGATTTTTAACCAATATTCATAACTAGATCGCATCAAGTCATCTTGTATAATACCTAACATCATATCAGCTGTGTGAGATAGACCTGCAGACTCTGCAACATCTCCCATTCCAATATCACTTGAATTATAGTTATTTCTATTAATCTGAGTCGCTGTAACAATTAACCAACCGTTACGTGTTCCCATTGCTCTTAAATCTTCAGCGATCTGCTTGATCTTTAAGTATGTGTTTTCTGAATTTGGATTTCTGTAGTTTGCAAGTATATTGATATAATCAATAACTATTGCTCCTAATTTTATTCTTCTTTCTTCTTCAATTTGCTTTAAGTATGATTCAATATCTGGTACTGTCGCTTGTGAAGTTGGAAATTGTTTAATGAATAATTGCCCTGGAGGTGTAAGGCCATCTCCAACGTTTTCAATCTTTCTTTTTATTAAATCACGATTCTTTGCTTTTTCATCGTATTCATTCATTGTAATACTTAGTAAGTTAGCTCCAATTCTTTTTAAGACTTTAGGTGCTGACATTTCCGCAGATATGAATGTTGTATTTACTCCCATCTTTACGAAGTTTGCTGCGTCATTTGCTAAGAATATAGATTTACCAATATTTTGTTCTCCTACATAAACTACTAAAGAACCGTCTTTATCATAACCTCCGTTTAATACTCTATCTAAAAAGTTATAACCAGAACTTACTTTGACTCTATCTTCACTATAGTGATCGTCTGCATTAAAGAAATCTAATCCAATGTCTGAATTAAATGTTATTGCGTTTCTTTCGTTAATTAATGTTTTAACTTTAGATACTATATTGTCTACATTCTCTGGAGTTACGTCGGTTGTTTTAACATATTCGATCGTATCCATTAATGTACCTTCGAAGTTTCTCCATTTAATCCAGGACTCCATTGTCTGAGTTAACCACTCTTCGTCATATTGTAATAGATCTACTCTATATAATAACTCTACGATATTCTCATCAATTTTACCTTTAACTTTAGGTGATTTTGTAAGAACAACCATTTGGTCGACTGATGGAGTTTCATGGAATTTAGCATGGAACTTTGATGCTAGTGTATGCAATATTGCTATATCGTCTGATGAATAAAACGAACGATCTATTGTTTCAAAATACTTGGGTTTAGCAAGAGATAATTTAAAAAAGATCTTTTCAAAGTCTGCTCCGAATTTCATATATGATTTGTTTTTGTATACGTATTATATCAATGTTATCATAATAGTTTCAATCTATTCTAACACAATATGTCCTTGACCAACTGACCATGGCTCTGTTGACCATATATTAATTGCAATTGCTCCTCTTGTTCCTGATGTTACTTCAGATACTCCGTGAACGAATTCACCTGGATTAAATATAACTAATCTGTTTGCTTTTGTTTTGATTACCTCTGGCGAGTTTTCTTCCCCATCTGTATAGATATGAAGATCTCCGCCTTCGAATTCAAAACCAGGGGGATAGTATACGCATCCTAATAAAGGGAACATTCTATTTCCTGTTTCCTTTCTATATGCAACATCATCATCTAAATGTAATTCTAAATAGTTTCGTCTACCATCCGTTGAATCAGCAATTTGTAACCCAGTCCAATGTTCGAATCCGTCAATTGATACATTTAATTTAATTGGAAGATGTTCTTTCCATATATATTGTATCAACCTTTGTTTAACTGTTTCTGGTTCTTTATTCCACCATCCTTTCCAGTATTTGTAATATCCTGTTGGTATGTAGAAATTAGGATCATTTTGAATGTCTTTAATTAGATTTTCATCTTTTATGAAATCGTCAAATACTGCTATCATGTGTATGGGTTTATTTTTATTTCGTATGTTTCCTTGCCTTCATCAAATTTAACTTGTTCAATTAAACCTAATTGCATTGCTCTTTTTAAACCTTCTTCTGCATTTTTATGGTTACCCTTTGAATGGTATCTCATTAAAGCATGCTTAGTAAATGTTTCCTTTTGTCTGTCTGGCCTTCTTACAGCTTCGTTGATGAATATGTATAAAATATCATAAGCATCAGGAAAAGCTTCTAACTGATCCTGAATGCCTAGTATATATTTTATTGGTAGTTTGTCATCAACTATTGAATGAACGTCCACTTTCATTATTCGTCAGTATCTTCAATATCATCTAACATTCCCTCTATATCCATGGTTGATGAATCAGAATTGTAATTAAATATTGGTTTGATGTGTTTTTCAATTTTCTCTAAAACCTCTCTTGTAAATACTTTCTCAGTAAAGAATTCCTTATTAGGAACGGTTGCATCTAAGTGATCGCAAATCCATCCTCTTGCTGTTGCTTTAGGAGTTTTAACTCCTTTTTCAATAGTTCCTTTAGTAATTCCACAAATATCCCATGTTGCATATTGTTCTAATCCAACATAAGGATTCATACCTTCACTAAAGTTTAGGTGGAATTTAATAGGGGTTGGTTTTGCAAATCTATTTTTGGTTGGTTTTGCCGTAACAATAATACCTACTTTATCTGCACCGTCTTTTAACTGTGCTTTGTTTAACATTAATACAATCGATGCAGCATATTCAGGACCTGTTCCTCCACCTGCAATTTGCATTGGAATAAAAGACTGTGACTGGTACGTGTGATTTGTAAAAATGAATGGAATCTTAAGATCCGCTAAAGGTGTCATTATAATTCTAAAGATTGATTTAAGAATTTTAGAACGAGTCATATCTGATTTTTCAGAACCAGATGCAGCATCATCAATTTCTTTTCTAGTTGCTAAGTTACCTGCAGAATCTAAGATAATCATGATTTTAGGAATCTTCCCGCCATTATGCTTGATCTCTTGCATCTTTTGAGTAATTGTAGTAATAGATGTTCTGAAATCTTGAACTGTATTCATTGGTTGATAATTTACTTTAGTAATATCAATACCAAACTTAATCATCTGTTCTTTGTCAACAGCAGCTTCTGAATCATAATAGATTATATGATAACCCATGTTGATTGCCTCTCTAACTGAATTCAATGTAAGGAATGTTTTCCCAGTACCTGAAGGACCTGCAACTGAACAAGATCTATTATTAGGCCATCCGCCGAATAATGAACCTGATACACACGCATTTAAATGATAGTTCCCTGTATGAATCCATTCAGTAACTTCACTGAAACTAGATTTATCCATAACGGATCCTAGTGGATTTAAATCTGCTAGTTGCTTATTTAAATCGCCAAATGTAAAATCTTTTTTAGCCATTGTTTTCTTTTTTATTTTTATCCTTTACTCTCATTTTACCGAGCATTGCAAGAAGATCTGTTGTTTCTTCTTGTATATCTGTCATCTGTGTTTTTAGAGTTTTTAATCTCATAAACACTTTTTGATATTCAATCAACTGTTCTTTTTGTTCAGCTGTTAAATCTTCCATTAGTTTTTTAGGATCTATTTTCATAATTGTTTAAGTCGTCAAATATTGTTATTTGACTTTTAATTATTTGTTGTGTCTTTGCTTCGTTGTCTGCTAATACCTTTTTATCTATAAACTCTCTGATGATAGCTCCTAACTTCATATTGTTTGGTTCGCTTTTAACTATCGATAATACTGTGTCGAAAAATGATGCTTTCATAATTTAAAATAATGATGTTGAGTAAATTAAGTTTCTATTTAGTAGTTGTAAACCTACAGCTTTTAATACCCTATTCAAAGGATCGATTACACTTTTTTCAAATTGAATTTCATAATCAACCTCAGGCGCAATCTCATAAGGGTGATCACCTGGCATATATGCGAACATGTCTGATACATGATGTTTACAATTATATAGTTTTAACTTTTCTCCGTTACCTATCATCTTATACTTGTTCTTGTACTTAGGATTGGTATTCATTAAGAAATTGTAGAATCCAGCAGCTCTTACATTAGGAGGACATTTAAGTCCAATCTGGAATTCGATGGTATCATCTACAATATATTTCTCGATGTTGTTCGTTCTTTTGTTAAACGCAATTTGGTCTATATCTGCAAGTCTGAATTCCTTCTTACATTTCTTAAGATATTCAACAAGCTTCTTTAAAAGATCTGCTGTTGGTTTCTCAGAAAGTACTAATTGAAGTGCCTCTGTTAAATGCTTACGTGCAAGCGCCGGTGTAGAACTCTGTATCGTATCGAATCCGATAGTTTTAATCTTCTTAAGAGAAGGGTATCTATCATCAATATCAAGTTTATCTTCCCACGCGATATTCTGCAAGTATTTTTTCTTAGCTAACCATATTCCAGAGTATGCTATTGTTTCCATATCAAAATATAAGAAGTTTTCTGTATTAGTTACTTCTGCATATTTCTGCATACATTTTGATATATAATCTTTAATTCTAAAATTATACAACTCCATAATGAATTTATCTATTGAAAGCTCGTCTGGCCCTAACCATTCAATAGATTCATACATTTCTTCAAACTGAACATAACATGAATCTGTGTCAATATAAACAACTGATGGTCTAACTAACCTTCCTTTTACTTTAATATTAAAATGCTCGTGAGCTGCAGTATCCTTTGGCCAGAATTCTTGAAAATACTTATTAAGTATCTTTTCAGAATATAAAATAGCAGATTGACCTTGTAAGGTAATTGACTCTGCAATTTCTATATCAAAGAAATGAAACCATTTATTTCCAAATGCACCATAAATCGAGTTTAACGTTACTTTGACAGCTTGCTCATATGCAGTATATTTAGCAGACATCTGTTCGTAATGTGCTATCAATACTGTCGTTTCTTCAACGCTAAGTTCGTTTTCTGGTTTCTCTATTAATTGTTCTATATCAGTCATGTTTTATTTATTCAGCGGTTTGGCAAGTTGCAATAGTTAATAATGTCTCTGAGTCATTTGATCTCAATACAACACGATTATCTAATACATTCGCTGTATAGTCTTCTTTGTCTAATAGATTTAAATATTTTTTGAATAATGTAACTTTTTTACCTGCAGTACCTTCATAATCCGGTGTAACTAACATATTGTAAGTGTTACCTGTTAATTTAACTCCTTTTCCATTTGCTTCGATAGAGAATGTTTCTTCTTTATCTAATCCAAAAAGTGATTTAACTTTGTTTAATGTAGTGTAATCCATGTCAAATTTAAAACTTGCATCTTCTACATTGAAAATAGTTGCGATTTGAGAATCCGTAAGATCTTTATATCCTAATGATGGTTCAGAACAAGCTAATTTAATTTCTAATTCGTCATTAAAGATACGGAAGCTAGATGCTACGAAATCTTCGTCATTCTCAATGAATTCAATTTCACCTTGAATAGAATCATACTCGAATTGCTTGAATGCATCTGTTAATTTCTGTGCATCAAAGAAAGCAACTTTAAGTTCTTTGGTTGTTGTGATTGTTCCTTCTTCAATTTGAAATAATTGACTAACCGGAAGTCTGTGGTGCTTTACAGCATCTCTTTGTGGTAAGTAAGCTGATGCTTGAACGATACCATCTTTAATCTTAAAATAAACGAATGAATCAATTACCTTCAATCTATTGATGAAGTTGATGAAATTCGTTTGATCTACTTTTTTAATTGTGATTTTCATGTTTCTTTTGGATTTATAATACAATATTTTATTTGTAGGTATTATAACGAGAATTTACATAAAGTTTCATTAATTAATCAAAGATATTATTCCTAACTAAAAAGTGATGCCAGGAAGTAGCGAACCCCTGGCATCTAATCCGAAAACTAGTTTCGGTCCTAAGAGTGGTATTCAAACCACCGTTTCTTAACTGTTATCCTTCACAGGATGCGCAGTCTAGGATATCTCTTGCAAATGATTGAGCTGAACTTTGACTAAATTGATAGTATAAAGTTTTTACTCCTTCTTCGTGGGCAAATAAATATAATTGATTAATATCTTTTGCTGGAACGCTAGGGTGTATCATTAAATTTAAAGATTGTGATTGATCTATAAACTTCTGTCTTTGTGCTGCTTGTAAAACTATTTCCTTTGGTGTAATTTCCACAAACGATTTAAAAACTTCTTTAGTTGGGAAATCTAAGTGCTGAACACTTCCATCTCTTTTAAGAATTCCTTCCCAAACATCTGTTGTATTTAAATCATATTTATTTAATTCCTCTATAAGAAATGGATTCTTATAAATGGTTTTAGATTTCGCTAAATCCTTAATAAAATAATTAGATTTGATAGGTTCGATTCCCATTGAAACTTGACCTAATATAAAAGAACTAGATTTAGTTGGTGCTATTGCGTTTAAAGTTGTATTTGCATAACCATCTCTAATAGATCTATAACCTCTTTCATCATGTAACCATCTTGATGCCTTTTCACTTCTTTCTTGAAGTGTTGAGAATATATCGTGGTTTAATCCCTTTGATTGTAAAGAATCGAATGCTATTAATTTAGATTGAAATAATGAATGATATCCAAGAACTCCTAATCCTAATGCCCTATGCTGTTCTGCGAATCTATGTGCTCTTTGCATTCCAGGTAATGCTCCTGATTTTTTAATGAATTCATCCATCACTGCGTTTAAGAACAATACGTAAGTTTCGATTGCATCTGTCTTTTTAATTTCATCCCAGTGTAAAAGGTTAATAGAACCTAAACAACATACGAATGAATTAAAAGAATCTGTTGGTAATTGTATTTCACTACATAAATTAGATGCTGTAATTTCAAGTCCTAATTCTTTATATGGTGAATTGTTATTTGAATTATCTTTAAACATTATATATGGAAATCCAAATTCATTTCTTCTTTGAATAACTTTAGCCCATATCTTACGCTTAGATACATCGCCATCTTTCATTTCTTGAATCCACTTATCAGTAACTGTTACTCCGTATTGTAAATTCTGAATAGGGTTACCATCTGTTCCGATATCTAAGAATTCTAAAATATCATTATGTTCAACCGGTAGCCATGCAGCACATGCCCCTCTTCTAGCTTCAGATTGTTTACATACATCAACTGTAGTATCATACATCCTAGCGTAATGAACAGGTCCATCTGCTGTTCCTCCTGTTGAAATAACTGTTCCTCTTGCTCTAATGTTACCTAAATATGCAGAAGTTCCTCCACCGTATTTGGACATCATTCCAATTTCTCTACTTGCGTTTAAAATACTATCTAACGTATCATCAACGTTTGATCCGTAACAACTAACTGGTAATCCTTTATCTTTTCCAAAGTTAATCCAAACCGGTGTTGATAAACTATAAAAACCTCTAGTCATATAGTCTTCAAATTTCTTTGCGAATCCTTCAATTTTTAAGTAATGTTCTGCTGTATTTGCAACGTCTTTGATTCGTTGCTCTGGAGATTCTGAAATGTAACCTCTATTTAAGAATGTTCGACTGTCTTCGTTTAGCCAATAATTTTTTTCGTAATCCATTTAAATTTGTCTGTTATTTTTGTTTGGTTTTAAATTAAAAATATTATTCTTTAGAATAAATCATCCTCGGTTATTGATTTTGATTTTTTATTATAATCTATTGATTTTTTGTAAAAGAAATCCCCTTCTTTAGTTGAAAGAATCTCCACGTCAAACCATAATGTTTTTTCGATTTCTGTGAAATCTACTTCAAATACTGGCTTCATCCCAATTCTTTGTAACGAGTTGTTGAATCTGTTTTGTATGAAGTTTTTAATAGTGTCTTTAGATAAAAAACTAAGTTCTCCTTTTTCAAAGATCCAATCTAAAATCTTAACCTCTGCTAAATATGCTTTCTTGCATGCTGAATCAATAACCTTTTCAAACTCTGCATCAAACCATTCGGGATTTTCTGATTTAATAATGTTAATAAGTTCTGCTCCGAAATTTCCGTGAATTTCTTCCTCTTTTGAAGTTGCTTCAACTACATTAGAAATTCCCTTAAATAAGTTCCTATCTTTATTGAAAGACATCATGATTAAAAACTGACTAAATAAACTAACATGCTCTATAAACAATGAAAATAACAGTACTGATTTGGTGTACATTCTGTTATCCTTGCTTCTAGTTCCATCAAGATATTTTGTTAGGTATGCTATTCTGTCCTTAATTGCAGGAATCTCAATAACATGTTCAAACTCTTCTTCAAGTCCTAAAATTCTAAGTAACTGTGCATACGCATCTTTATGTCTAACTTCAGATTCTGCAAATGTCATTCCAACATCTCCTATTTCTGTAATTGGCATTCTTTTATAAAGATCTGCCCAAAATGTTTTAACACTAACTTCGATCTGTGCAATTGCTAACATAGATCTTTTAATTACTTCACGTTCTGGTTCTGTTATTTTAGTTTTAAAATCATCAATGTCGGTTGTGAAATTAAATTCAGTATGAATCCAGTATGAGTGTCTAATAGCGTCTTTATATGCTAATAGCGATGGGTATTCATATGGTAGAATATTTACCCTCTTTTCGAAAATATTGTTTTTCATAGGTTATATTTATTTTAATCTTTTTTTGAGATTATCAGCTTTAGTAAAGTATTTATATGACTCATCTTTGTATTCCACACGTTGATTATATAAATCTGAAAGTATTTTCTTAAGAACAGAATCTTCTTTTGAATATACAACGCCATTATCACATACAATTACTTCATTATCCTTTCTTCTCTCTTTTATTTCGTGTTTCTTAACTTGTTCAATATATGCATCTGGTGATATATTAAATTGTCTCATTATTGAAGGATATAGGGAAGCAAAATCAAATGCCGTTACTCCTTCATAATATCCAACTAATGGTTCTTTAACATAAGCTCCTGCGTATTGTGTGCTTTTTTCAAAGTCTTCCTTTTGTTCAGTTCCAATTCGCATTCCTTGTTCTGCTAATTTCCTAGCCATTAGGGATTCTGTAACTGCCACTGGCGAAGCTGCTTTATAAAGAGGCATCTTTGTAATATTTGCCAATGTTAAAAGAACTTCCATTGATTTAAGTTTCTGGTCTATATAATATACCAATACTGAATCGACTACATTATAATAAATGTATTTAACAAAGTTATCTCTGTATAGATCTTGTAATCCCCCAGTATACTTTATTTTTTTAACATTTAAAACTTGACCTGATACGTAATCGAGTGAATTAGATTCTTTCACTTTAACACTACGATCGTATTTGTCATACAGTTGCATGTAATCTAAGATTCCGATATGCAAAGGTCTACTGTCGTTTCTATCAACTTTCCCCGTCATACCAACTTCAGTAATATCTATCTGTAATATTTTACTTCTGTTTACGATATATTGCCAGTCATAGTTTATAAAATTCCAACCAGTCATCATAGGGAACTTGGGTAAGAACTTCATTAAGAAAGTATAAACCATATCATACTCGCTCTTGAACTTATGGTATTTAAATTCCCAATCTTGATCAAAGTCTTTAAAATATTCGTTAGTATCATCTTCGATCTTTTGAATTTTATCAGGGGCCATATCTTCTAATCCTAAAACGATTGCCTTACGATCAGGTGTAATAATTGAGAATGATAAGATTCTTGTTTTCGCTTCTTCTGCTTTTGGAAAACCATCAACAATTTCTGTTTCAATATCTACGAAATATGTCTTTGGCAAGTTATATGCTAAGATCTCTTCACGATCTTTTTCCGGTAAACCATCAATGAAGTAATTAAGAGAAAACTTATTAAATTGACGACCGTATCCTAATTTAACAGGGCGGCCATCCCAATTTGTATATTCCTTACTTACTCCTTTTTCTTTTTCACCACAAATATACCAATTCTGATATTGTGCTATTGGATATTGTTTATATGCAACTTTTCCTTCTTTATCGTAATACGATACAATTACGTCCTTGTCTCTTTGCTCAATATCTAATATCATTAATGTATTTTTAAGATTTGTTATTATATTCTACAATTGTGATTTGTTTACCTTTTTTCCAAATAAAACCTTTATATTCTCCGGTTTTCTTTACTTTGTTATTAAGTGCATGGTTAATCATACCTTTGCTAATACCTAATTCTTCTTCAATTTCGTTTCTACTATTCCAAGTTCTTAATAAATTATTCTCTAAGTCATATTGTAATACTTGTGTGAATATTTTATTTGTTTTTCCACTTGGATTCTTTTGTTTTCCTGTTTTAGAATATACCCTAGGTTTAACTGGTATCAAATCATTAGGTTTTTTACTATAAGACCATCGGAATCCTCCTGCGGTATTTCTAGATTCATTCAGCGCACTATGTAAGTTACCTTTAGATGTATTGGTTTTATTTGCTGCTACTTCTAAACAATCATACTCATTTAACAAATAACCATCTTTACTAAATTGATAAACATTCTTTCCTGTAATTCTCTGTGCGATACTTTGTTTTCTCTTTAATTCAATATACTTCTGTGGATTATGTAATCTGTCTAATCTTCCAGATTCGCTCCAACCTTTAATCATTTTTGCTTTGTCTTCAGTACTAAGTCCTGAATAAGTATCTCCTCCGTAGTATCTATTAGTTATGTTATAATATTCAACGCTATTTGCAGCATCTACTTTATTTAAATAACTTTCTTCAAGAATTCTTATTTCCGAATGTATGTCTTCACTTTCTATTACTTCTAAAATAACTCTAGTGAATGATTCTGGATTTTTAAGATATGCGTTCTTAAAGTAAGTGCCTGAGCCAGTATAATTGTCTTCAGGCACTCCAATGTGAGATCCAATATATTTCTTATTATTAATTTTGTTAATCCACTGATATATAAATGCTTTCTTCATACACTATATATCAAAGGTAAATGAGAACCTTTCCCATTATGACAATTTTAATTAATAATTGCGTTTCTGCCTCTGAACATTCTCTTCAGCTTTTGCGAAGTAGTAATTAAAAGCAGTTTTTGCATCTAATCCAATTGAGGATGCATAATTCATAAAGAAGTGTAAAATATCTACCCATTCCATATACAGTTCTTTTTTATCTCCTTCAGAAAGATCTGATACTTTCATTGTATCATATTTCTTAAAGTCTTTTTTCCAGTATTTCCATACTGCGTTTCCAGAACCATCTTTAATACCTCCAAGTGCGTCAGTCATTTCATGAATTTCATCGACTAGTGCATGTGTATTAACATGCCAAAAATCCATTACTTCTCGTATTGACATGTCTTCAAAGTTAAAACCATAAGTCTGCTCTTGCATCTTTTTTTGGTTTTCCATGATGTCCGCTAAATGTGTTGTTGAGTTTGTGTAAAAATCTTTTACTTCTAGATCTTTACATTCATTGTCTATATTTGCCATTTGTTATATTTTAAAGGTTATATCAAGATTATTGAAAATGTTTTCTAATTCTTTCTTTTGTCGTGAAATTAAATCTTCTGAGTAAGAACTTATTAACTTCTCAACATCAGACTTTGATTTTACATATAGTATATCACGTAAAACCGGATCACTAATTAATTCTTTGTTTGGATCGTATTCTATTTGAATTGCAGCAAGACAATCAGATGCCATAGTTTCATAGAACCTGTATGTTATTACATTATCTAAGTGTTCTGCGTCTCCTATAATTAAACTTGCTTTACTTTTTGAAATTGTATCTAATAAAACAGAGTGTTCCATCTTCTTTACAAAAGGTGCATTTACTTTTTTAGTTTTATATCCTATTAGTAAATTGTTTTCGCTATCTGGAAAGTACTTTCTAATTTGCTTCTCTCTAAATGCTGCGCGATTATCACCATAATAAATTAAATCATTTTCTTTTTTAGGTGTGTCGAAGTCGAATAAAGAGTTTGTTGGTTTTGTCATATTACTAGACATTCTTTGCTTGAACATATAAGTGAACCAGTCTAATTGTTTCCAGTTTTTAGGTGTTCTTCCTAAGAATTTACTAATATCTTTACCAGGGAATAAGTAGGTTGCATTCTCAATCACATCGGACCACTCAGATTCAAGATCTTGGATTAGATTGAATCTCTTCAATTTTTCTACTGGATTCAAGAAATCAATACGAGGATCATTCACGAGAGTGAAGATCTTTCCGCCATATCCAGCTATTTCTCTAGCGACAGATTCTGTATGGTCTCCAACTTTACCTCCGAAGAAGTTAGCAGTACTTAATTGAATAAAGATTGCATCATATTCATCCCATTTAGCGTCTTTGTAATCTACATAGAAATCTAAATCTGCGGTGTTGCGTCCTTTCTTTCCTATAAGATCTACTTCGTAATTGTTTTCTTCTAACAATTGTTTAAAATATACAATCTCCAAACCTCTATGATTCTTTTTATTGTATGTCAAGTTAGAAAAAACTGATGTGATTGCTACTTTCATGTTATCCTTTTTCGTTAACGTAATTTTCTAATCCTTGTATGTATGCTACTGCATCTAATAAATTATCCTTCTTGTGATTATAAGATTCCCTAGAGAATTTAAGTGCTACTAGTGCTTTAAACATATCTGCACCCGTTACTTCGTGCCCTGTCATTCCTTGAAAAATCATAGCGGCTCTGTCCATTCCTTCTGAAAAAGGTCCGTAAGATCTATCTGCTTCTTCGCTACGATTGTTTACTATATCATTTGCTTCTTCTAAAATACTCCTCATAAATTTGTGTTTGATTCTTATACTCTATTAAATGGATTTGTTTACATTTTAGTAAAAGCAACCCATCCGTCCTTTGTCATTTTGTGAGGAACTCCATCCATCATAATATACGATGGAAATACTGTTTCTTTCTCATTCTTAGCAAGAGCTTTCTTGTTTACAGCATCGAAATCTTCTTTGTTTGTTAATGTTCTGCTAAGTACTGGATTCTTTTCCCAATGATGTTTGTAGTTGATTGCCATAGTTTTTAGTTTATTTTTAGTTTATTACTGAATTTAATTATTAAATCTTCTATTCCTTCGTTATATGCCCATTGTGTAGTATCAATAGGATCTCTGTACTTTAAATCTTCTGCTTCTTTTTCTAGCAGTGCTATTGTTTCTTCATCTGTCATAATTTATTTATTCTTTAAAATATATGGCTTGTCCCATTTTCCAATCTGGACCCATGTGTAAAAATCTGGAATCATTCCGTAATCACCGTCTTCAGTTGAAGCTCCTTTTCCTTCGTTTAATATTGGCATTATTGTAGATAATATAGATTGAACTTCTGCATTATACCAATCGGCACAATTTTCGTTCAATTGATTGTATTCATGTCCAAGATCGTTAGGTCCCTCTATGATTGCTACGTTAATTCCCGAGAAGTGTTTGTTTGTTACTGAAAGCTTATACTGTGGAAGTGCAGCTTTTAATTGTTTTCTTTTAGTAGTAATTTGATCTTTAGTAATGAATGGCATATCTTTTAGTTTATTAGTTATAAGTAAATATAAGCATTTTATGTCATATAAAAAAACTTTTGTGCAACTGTTTTCACAAAGTTATTAACAATTAGTACATATTGTTACAATCATCACCGTCATATATTTCTTCATCATGTTCTGAGTAAAGTCTTAAATTCAAATAAACACCCAATCGAGTTTCACCGTTATTACCGACATATGAAGTATCAATCCTAATAGACCCATCAACACCAAAACAAAAGTCATATTCCTCTTGCGTTAAATATTCCTTAGTATTCATTATCTCATTAAATCTATCTTGTTCAGATTTAGGAGTATAATTGCTTTCTATTAAATTGACAGTAGTTTCACCGTCAATTAACATGTCAGTACCTTCAACTTCCATAAGGTATTTATTCATACCGTTGTATCTTATCAATTTACCTGTAATTAAAACAATATCTCCATTGATATTATTAGGATCCATGTTAACAATATCTCCTTCTTTTAAATCTTGTACTTTCATCATAATATATGTTGTTTATTAGTTATAAGTAAATATAAACAAAAAAAGTGAACCAGAAAAATCCTGACTCACTTATTTTATAAAAGTTATTAACAATTGCATTTATTTGTTCTTTAATGCATTTATTTGTTCCAATAAAAATTCTTTGAATGATAATGTTTCCCAATCTGAGAATACTTCCCTAACTTTAGTAGAATCTAATGCATATCTTTTATCATGACCTAATCTATCTTCTACGAATTCAAACTTAGGAGTCTTTCCTAACATTTCTCCTATCATATTAATGATCTCTATATTCTCATACTTTTCTCCACTTCCGATATTATATACTTCTCCTTCCATATCAGATAACATTAATTCGTAAATTAATTGGACGTTATCTTCAGTGTCGATCCATTCTCTAACCTGTCTACCATCTCCATAAACTGGAATGGTTAAATCATTTGCTATGGATTTCATTATCTTTGGAATGAATTTCTCTTCGTTCTGGTGTTCTCCATAATTATTACATGTTCTTGTAATTAAATACGGTAATCCAAACGTCCTTCCACATGCTTCAACTAATAAATCACTAGCAGCTTTTGATGCTGAATAGTATGAAGATCCTGTTAGTCCGAAAGATTCGTTAGCTTCCGCTAATAAACCAATATCTGCCATATCTCCGTATACTTCGTCAGTTGATATATGTATGAACTTCTTTAAGTTAGGGTTCTGTCTGGCACACTCTAATAGATTGAATGTTCCTTCTACATTAGTTCTAATAAACGGTTTACCGTCTTTAATAGAGTTATCAACATGGCTCTCCGCAGCAAAGTGAACCATGTAATCATAGTCCCCCAAGTCTTCAGCGACAACATCACATATATCTTTCATTATGAGGGTTGTCGCCACTTTAATATTATTAGGATTTGCAGCATATGTCATTTTATCTAAAATAACTATCTCATCATTTGGTAATCTTCTGTTAAGTAAGTTTACGAATGATGATCCTATAAATCCAAGTCCTCCTGTTACGATTATTCTCATGCTTGTTCTATTAGTTTTTTAATTCCAGTCTTATATTCAACCTCTGTTAATTTACCCTCAGAATATTGTGCGATTTGATCTCTAATTTCTAGCATTAATTTCTGGGCAGCTGATGTTGAATCTTCGTTCTTTGCTCTATCAATTAATTCCGGATTTTGCTTTACAGTTTGCATTGTAATAAGATCCTTTAATTTAGTAGTAGACCATCCATGTGATCTTGTTGTGTAAACTACTTCAGGGCTTAAATTATCTCCTGAGAATCTCTTACCGATATAATCATCCCCTAGGATTCTTACATCTGGTTTATAAAATTCAATTAATTGTATTAGATCTTCTTCTGTTTGGTAAGTTACAACCTCATCAATGTATTTAATTGCCATTAACGTCTTATATCTCTCATATAGAGGAATAACTGGTTTGTATTTAGTGAATCTAGTTTCTGATGGATCTATCTGTAGAAACACCATGAAATAATCACAATGTTCTTTCGCAGTTTCAAAGGTATATATGTAACCTGGGTGCAGAAGATCGAAATTACCTGCAGTAAATCCTACTATTCCTTTTGGGTTAATCATATTTTGTTTTTCTTTAATGTTAAATAAAGATAAAGTTGTTTTGAAATGTCTTGTATTGTTTCGTCTGGGTATGTCTCGTTAATTGCCATCATTAATATGAAATGATCTACCATATTTTTAGCAGTTTCAATATGTTCTATAGTATTACACGAATCTATTACCTTTGTTACTTTATCAAGGGCCGAGATTGACCAATCTTCGTAATTACCCGGTTTAAATAAGAATTGATTATTCATTTACGTATCTTTTTAAATTAAAAATGCTCTGTAGTTTATACAGAGCATTCTTTGATTGTTTCAACACATGTGGTTGATAGTTCCGATGATACGCGGAATGTTTTAATTATTTTAAAGTCTTGATAATACCTTCAATTTGTTCGTAAGGTACATTTGAACCTTTAGATCCAATAGTTCCAAAAGAAAACGATAGATTTGCACCTGATCCTCCTTTTTTAACTTCTAAGTCATA